AAACAACAACTGGAATTTATTAAACAACGACTTGATACTGGAGGAATGAAATGACTACTACGGTAGAGCCGGAAGTCAAATGGTCTCAGGACCAGATGGTAGAAGTGCAATTGAAAGAACCTGATGACTTCTTAAAGGTTAGAGAAACTCTTACAAGAATTGGTGTAGCATCTAGAAAAGAAAAGAAACTTTATCAATCCTGCCATATTCTACATAAGCAAGGTAGGTATTATATTGTTCATTTTAAGGAGTTATTTGCTCTAGATGGGAAACACGCTAATCTTACTTCTAATGATGTTCAGCGTCGGAATCGTATTGCCCGTCTTCTTGCTGATTGGGGACTTATAGACATCGTAAAACCAGATGCAGTTTCTGATATAGCACCTCTTAATCAGATTAAAGTACTTTCCTACAAGGATAAAGGTGATTGGATCCTTGAACAGAAGTATAATATTGGAAAGAAAGGAAAGACCCAAGAAGAATAATGGTTAACACTATATTATTGATACTTCTGGTGATCATCAATTATACCAATTTTTATTTTACGCATATTAGGTCGCGTAAACCGAAGAAATTTCTACGGGAACCATCACCCCGCCTTTTAAGGGATCGTGTATAATTAGTAGTGTACGCCGAAAGGGTACACACAACACAAACTCGCTTAATAAGGAGCTACTAAGATGACTAACATCACAAGGTACAATGCTGCAGATCTATCACAATTGATGGATAGG